TGATTTGCTGCATTACCTGCAGTTTCTGAACCGATACCGATGTATAATCTATCACCACCATTTGATCCGTTATCTGTTAAGGCAGAATACGCTAGTTCACCAGCTGCAAGTGTACTAGGATTTCCACTTACTGAACTGCGTTTTATACGAATTATTGAAGCCATTTTTTAATCTCCGTTAAAATTCTCCACCTTCCATATTCTGCGCATCTAGCGTAGTGGTCGATGTCCATCTGTTTGTTGTTGTTCTATATACTAAAATAGACCCATTAATCTTACCATTAGTCGTAGTATCAATATCAGCTATGGAATCTAAGGACTCCACTACTGTAGGGTTTGATGCATTAGTCGAAGAAATAGTTAATTGTTGTTGATTTGAAACAACAAACAATTCATTCTCGTCAATTGTAGCTATAATATCTGCCATATTAAATCTGTGTAATTTCTGGATTTACTGTTACAATACCTTCCACCACTCTAGTTTTAGTTCCAGATGGCGAGGTAATTTCTACGTCGTATAGGTATCTTCCAGGAGGTATCGCTCCAGAAGAACTGGCAGATAACTGTAATCTAACCTTACCTTCACTGGCACTAAAAATTGAAGCAGTGAAATTATAGGAAATTGAAGAACTAAAAGACTTTCTAATTTGAGAAGCCACAGAGTAACCTGTCAAATTTAGAGGTGCACCGCTACTCGATCCGACAGTAATAATATTACTGTAATCAGCACCTTGATCAATAAAAATATTTGCTACTGTAGCCATCTATCACTCCCGTTACTTCTTTATTTATTCGTTTTAAGATCTGCAAAAAATAAACCCCACAAACGTGGGGTCTACTTAGGAGGGAGTGCTACATTAACCTGCGAAGTTGGCAGATTGAATAACAGTAATAAGTTCTTCCACAGTATCAACTGCAGAAATAGCAGTTTCGAGACGATTTGCTTCAGCCACTACATCAGCACGACTAGTCGCTGTTTCTGCTGGAATATCGATATTACGTTCAATTTTACGAACCAACATCCAATCACTTTGTGATAAAATTGAGTTGGCAGTTTGTTTAAATTGATTAATATACTGAGACTTTAATCCAAGAGCTTTTTTACCTTGAGCATCTGGCTCACCATCTTCTAAGTCTTTGGCAGTAGATGTAAAAGTAATCTTTACAATTTTTTCAACAGAATCAAATTCTGGAGCGTTTTCAACAACACTGTAAAAACGATCATCTGGACGTGCAGCAAACGCTACATCATAAATGCCTAGATCTTGTTTCTGGACTGTAGTTAAAGACATTAATGAAGAAGGAGAGTATTGAGTGCCGTTTTTATCTTCCCAAATGTTATATGGAGAAAACAGTTTAATAACTTCAACTTCTGAAGACTCGTTGGTTAATGGATTTGTTACCATTTCATTTTTTACTAAAGCGAACATTTTTATTTCCTTTAAAGAATTTCTATTATTTATCTAGCGTTGGCATACTTAAATGGAGCATCAGCAAAAGCAGCGTAAACATAATTACCACCACTGGCATTTTCAGACGCACCAGTTGACCTTATTTTAAAGCCATTACTTACAAAATCTTTTGCGTCTCCTGCAGCTTCTGCATTAGCAAGCTGGGCGAAAAGAGCTACTGATGATGGATTAATCGGATCTCTAGCTGCATCAACGATCATCCAACTTGCAGTTGCATCTGTTCGTTTAATCATAATCCATTTAGGTCTAAATCCTGTGTAGATAAATGGACCATCTGTAGAACCATTACCTGTGTAAGAACCGAAACTACTAAATCCTGGAACTTCTGCCCAAAGATATGCAATAAAAGCATCACCAGTACCATTTAATCCAGCACCAGCACTATTACCTACTGAGAATGTAAAATTTCCTGGAGGAGCATTACCCCAAACTGCACCACTTGTATTTTGAACAGCAGATTCATTTAAACGAAGATAAGATTGCGCACCATTAGATAAGTTAGCGTGCCATACATTCCAAGAGTTCCAAGAAGCAGTTCCATTTGTTGTTGATTTAACAATCATCATTTTTGGTAAATTACCAAGATTGTGTGCTATTGTTTGATTTGCTGCACCATTACCACCATAGCTGACAATATCGAATCCTGGTATTCTTCCACGATTCCATGCCCATGAAACATAAGATGTTCCAGTGTTATTATAGTCTTGACCATTAGCAAGTTGAAAGCCATTTGGTAAAAATGTTTGTACTCCACCAGTATCTGTAGTCTGAGCACCAGTGTCATGAGACAATAATTGTCTAGTTGGTCCACGAACAGTATCAGTCCAACGATGACCATAACTAGCAGTACTACGAGCCTTTAACCATACCAAATCTGGAGTGGTTACAAAGTTACCGAATGAGTCTGGTAGATTAAATGAACCAACGTCTTTTAAGTTCTTAGTATTAAGTGCTCTAAATCCAGATGGTGGAGCATATGTAAATCCGTTTTGTCCGAAGTTTATATTAAATGAAGCAGTTGCAGATCCTTCACCTTCGCCTACTGCGAATCTATATTCTATGTTTCTTACAACACCAGAATATACTCCTTGAGAAACTCCATTCTTAAAGAATTGTAAAGTTCCATTGTCGGCATCAAATGCGCAACCGATAGTATCTCCAGTAGTCCAAGAAGCACCATATGATTGTGGTGACGATCCAGGCATGTTTGTAAAGATACCTTGTCCGCTACCACCACCATAGTATCCATAACCTCTATTGGAACCTTCATACATGTTATGAGCAGAGGTATAGGTTGCAGCCTGAACTATACCAACAGCAGATCCTGTGGTTACGTTACCAGTACATGCAGCTTCAAAATACCACTTTCCTGTAGTCATTGAAAGTGTAGAGGATGCGCAACTTTCTCCTGATGAGGTAACAACACGCAAGCCACCATTAGTTATTGTAGCAGTGCTAGAAGTCATAGTAGCATAGTTACCACGAACACCAGTACCATCGTCATAGTCTGTTGGTGTGTCAAATGGTGCACTATTAAATAAAGAAGTTTCTGCACCAGTGCCGATATAAGAAGATGCGTTAGTGTATGATAAAATTACAACACCAGCACCACCGCTGGCACCTGGATTGTTTGCTCCGCCAGCACCATTACCACCGCCACCGCCAGTATTGTTTACACCTGCGAAACCTTGATTACCACCACCGCCAATACCACCAGTTACACCACCACCACCAGCATAGAAAGCTGATACTCCAGTAATTGATGATGCTAAACCAGCACCACCATTTGGATTATTGCTAGGACCATCGCCAACACCGCCTGCTCCACCACCGCCACCACCTTGGTATTGATTGGCAGAACCACCATTATTACCTTGTCCAGCAGTTCCTGCACCACCTGCAAAAGATCCTGGGGTTGTTGGTCCAGAGGCTCCGCCACCAGATCCACCACTAAGTCCTGCTTTTTGGTTAGTAGCACCACCGCCACCACCAATAGAAGTTAATGAAGCAAATACTGAATTGGTTCCGTTTGTTCCGTTTGTTCCTGCACCACCAGTACCACCTGCACCACCACTACCGACTGTTACGGTATATGAAGTTCCAGGTGTTACTGATAGAGTTCCAGTTAGCATACCACCTGCTCCACCACCGCCACCAGTGGCTACTGTGTGGTTATTTCCACCACCGCCACCACCGCCTGCAACTACAAGGTAGTTTACTGATGTTACACCAGTTGGAGCGACCCAAGTATATGTTCCTGGAGTTCCGTAGTATAACACATTAGGTGCACTGTTTGGGATTGGAGGAGTAATATTAACGGCAGTCCAATTATTATTATTACCAGATGTATCGTAACCCAATGTGATTACGTTTCTATCATCACTAAATGGTAAATAGTAACCATTAGTACCATATGTACCAATATAGCGTTTAGGCATCCAGTTGCTATTGGCATCGAATTCACCAAAAGGAGATGCTGTTAGTGATTGTCCGTCAACAAAGTTAACTTCTGCAATATAAAGATCGCAGTGATTACCGTTGTTAAGAGCGTGTCTTCCAATAGTATGTAAGACATTATTGTTAATTTGTAAATCTTGATTTTGCGTTGGAACAGCAGTATAAGATGAGAATGGATAGTAAACACCATTAACAAAAATTCTCATTCTGTTAAACGCAGAAACTTGTGTAGTATCACAAGAAATAACTATGTTATACCAATCGGAAGTGCTAGTGAATAACTGATTAGTTTCGTTTCCAGCAACATTGTGTGCTGTCATTCGAATTGCGTTTGAAGTACCAAATGCGAAACTAAATGACCCGTTAGTTGAATCAGAATTACCAGCTGCAAAAAATCTTTGATCTGTTCCAAGTACGTTTCTTTTAACCCAAGCACTCCAAGTCCAAGTTCTACGATTGCTTGCAGAAGAAGGTGTTCTGGTAAAATGACTTTGTATAGAAGAATCAAATTCAACTGATTTACTAATTCTATGTGCAGATGTTTGTTTTACTGTTGTACCAATAGTGAGTGATGAACCATTTCCCACATATGTCTTAACATCAAAATGTTGTTCTGGACGTCTAATTACTGGATTTGGTAAATTAGTTGTGTTTAGTGATTTAAATCCAGCAGGTGGAGTGTATGCGAATGGACGTTGTCCAAAGTTTAAATTATTTGTTGCAGTAATTGAACCTGAATATTCAACAATTCTAAATCTTAAAGCACCTCTTGGATTATATAAATTAAGCACGTTTGGTGTTAAAGAAGTAGTAATTGCACTATTTTTACGAATCCACAATCTACCTTCATCGGCATCGTAAGCAAAACAAACAGTTCCACCACCACCAGTTCTAATTGCCTCATTAACGTTTGCGTTACTAATTGCGCCATTATAAACGTTAATACCTGTGCCTTGACAAGTGAATATAATAGCTGGTGTTGTTTCACTTCCGATTAGGTCGAATGACTCTGTTTCCATTAAAACCATGCCATTACGAGCATCTGAAGCATCGGAAATACTTACAGTATTTTCCCAATACCACTTACCAGTAGAAGGAAATGCCATAGAACAACCAATGTGTCTATCATTTCCTGGGTTTGTAGTTGTAACAGTTAATCCAGCATTACTTACAGTGGCAGAAGCAAAATTATCTGCAGGACTCATAATAGGATAGTTACCACGTTGAACACCACCAACATCTGGTAGTGAAGATACTGTTGCAATTCCTGGAACATCGACCAGTGAGTCGTAAGTAACAGCTGTTCGAGTATTAGATATATTATTTGAAGTCCAATAATTTCTATCTGTAGTTTGCATGTATGATTTAACACCACTACCTAAAGTTACCTGTCCACCCCATACATGAATAGTTTGTCCGTTGCCAATACTGTTACCGCCACCAAACTGAATAGCCATTGAGCTAATATTGTCAACACCAGTAAAATCGAAATCAAATCTTTGCCAAGATGTCGTAACAGTTACTGTTTTAGTACCAGTGGCGACGAATGGTGAAGGTTTATAAGCATAAAGATTTACGTTTAAGGAACCTGAAGGGACTTTTAACCAAACTGATGCGTTATATGTTTGACCAGCTAAACAATTTATTTGCGCAGCAAATGCAAAATCAGTGGTGCTTGACGTATAGGATTCAGCAGTCGTTCCACCAAAAGGATCTGTAATATTTGTGGCTGAAGATGAAAAAGAACCTTTAGCCCAAAAAGCATTATCGAACTGCTCAGAGAAAGACAATAAATTTGCAGTGCCTGTATAGACACCAGCATAGTTGGTACCAAAGCCAACCTGTCCGCTTGCGGCAACATTATGGTCTGTGAATGGTAAGTAAAAACCATTAGTACCATATGTACCAGTATACAGTTTTGGAACCCATGTTCCAGTTTCTGGATCAGTAAAACCAAATTCAGATGGAGTTAAGGCTTGGCCATCAATAAAATTAGTTTCAGCGATTAATCCATCATAGAAATATGAGGTTGCTCCATCAAATAGCCTACCTAAACCATGTTGTGTAGCAGAGTTGTAATAAGTTTGTAAATTTTGTGTCGGGTATGTTTCAGTTGTAAAGGAAGTTACTTGAACTCCATTGACATACAACTTTAATCTATTACGTTCAATTGCTTGTGTGGTATCCATAGCAACAACCACATGATACCAAGCGGAAGGGTCACGATAGGCTGCTGTAGAAACTAGCCTGTAAGTAATACCATTCTGTGTTTCAATAATTTGAAACGAACCAGCCATAAACTGGATAGAAGCCCACTGACTGGCTAAACTACCTGATGTGAATATATGATTCTCATCAACAAGAAGACCTCTTTTAAACCATCCACTAAAAGTCCATGTTCTACGGTTTGATGCTGTTGCTGGAGTTCTATTTAAAAACCCACTAGCACTTCTTCTAAATCTTAGTGAACGAGATGGTGTCCAACGTCCAGTTGGAAACTCACCTAACGATGTTCTAACCTGTGCCTCTGCAAGAGTGAAGACACCATTTGCTGAGTTAGCATCTGTAACTTGTTCAGTAGCGGAAATAAAACCACCAGTATAACGACGAGCCATTTAATTACCTTTTATTGAGACTAACTCTTTTATTTAGTTTGCTTTAGGAAAGTTGACTGAATCCATAACGGCAATCAATTCTTCCACAGTTGTTACTTCAGAAATAGCAGCAACAACTCTTTCTTGTTCAGCGATTACATCTGCACGATATTCAGAAACTTCTTCTGGAATTTCTAATCCTTCAACTTCTCCACGAATAACATAGTAGTCAGTTGGATGTAATAAACTATTTGTTGTGTATTTAATTTCTGCAGCGCATGTTGTCTTTAAACCTTTGGCAACTAGACGTTCATCTGTGTCTACCATTGCACCTAGACTAGAACTACCTTCAACAACTGCTTCTGGATCGTAAACTTTAACATAAAGAGGATTTCCATCTTCGTCAGATTCTTCACGATCTTCTAAAATTTTTGGATTACCTACACTCCAGTAATATTTTGGATCATAGTTTACATCACCTCGTTTTTCAATGCCCAGTGATGCACGAATAGAAGGAGAAGTTCCTTCTAACCATGAATATGGATATGTAAATCCGTTCAGAGTAATATCTGAATCTTCTGGGATTTGAGTTCCGTTTAAATAGTAAATTGTCATTTGTTTTCTCTTTATCTTGCTCTGTTATTTAGGGCGAATGGTGACTCTGCGAATGCTGCGTAAATATAAGTAAATCCAGAATGATTAACTAAGGTTGACGCATCTCGTATTCTTATACCGTTAGATACTACATCAAAATATCCTGTTGGTCTTCTGTCAAATTCTGCTTGAGAATTATCTGACAGTAAAGTAAAACCAGTTAAGTTACCCCTATTGTCTCGTGTAGTATCAAATATTCCCCATGAGTCTTCACCAACTTTTTTAATCATAATCCATTTAGGTGCAAAACCAAGATTAATAAAAGGACTATCGGCTCCTGTTGAACTATTTCCTACGTATGTTCCAAATTTGCTAAATCCTGGAACTTCAGCAAAACAATAAGCTATCATTCTGCTAGTGCTAGGATTACTCCACCAAGCAGAATTACCTGAAAACACAGTAGAAGTTGGTGCAGTATTATTCCAAACTTGAGTTGTCGATGTTGGTCCAGCGGTAGAATTTAATTGAAATCTAACTCCAGCACCACTACCAGCGTGATATACATCCCAGTTATTTGTGGTGTCTCTATTTTTTACAATAATCATTCTAGGAGCAACACCTAAACCATGACCAACTGTAAATGTTGAATTATTTAATGTGTAACTAACAACACTAAATCCAGCAGCGGGATTAGCATTTACTGTTGACGTGATAGAACCAGCAGTATTAGTCACAGTTGTATTTCCTGCTTTCCACTGCCAAGCAACAAATGCTTCTCCACTACCATTTTCATTTGCGTCTGTACCAAGAGAAAATCCATCTGAGTTAAAATTTGTCAAACTACTCCAGCTACCATCAGCAAAAGCTGTATTTGACATAAGATTAACAGTAGGACCACGAACAGAATCTACAAGAGTGTGGTTTCTATTGGCACCTCTAGATTTAATCCAAACTAGATCTGGTTGAAAACCACTATTTTTAATATCTCTTGGTACACCAAGCCCACCATATAAGCTGACATCAAAATGTTTGGACGCTTGAACTGCAGCATTACCAATAGTAGATGTTCCAAGTGCTCGGATATTAGTTGTATTTAAAGATCTAAATCCAGCAGGTGGGGTATATGCGAATGGACGTTGTCCGAAATTAGCAGTATAAACTAAAGTTCCAGTACCAGAGGCAAAGGCTGGAGACATATTTTGATTGGCTGTAAAAGTTTGTGATGGGTTTGTATTAGCAGCTGGATTACCACTGGCTTGCCAAACTCCATTTATACCATACCAAATTCTACCAGCATCTAGATCTAATGCAAACATAAAAGTGTCGCCAACAGATCCATCTGTACCATAACTTGGAGCAGAACCATTATTATAAACACGTGGTGGGCTATTAATTTTGAGCCAACCATTTGCAGTTTCTCCAAAACTTTGTCCTACACCAGCCTCATTGGTTACACCAAATCTATAGTTTGCTCCACTAACCCAAAGAACTTCCCAATACCATTTACCAGTATTCTGGAATATAGTAGCTGGTTGAGCCGATGTACCAGTTACCGTAACTGTTAAATTAGCATTAGAACATGTACCAAAATTGCTAAGTGGATTTATTGTGGCATAGTTACCAATAACTACACCACCAGTATCATTGGCAATTGTAGGTGCGTTGGTTGGTGAATCAACCATTGAGTCGTATGTTGCACCAGCAGTCACAGAGATATTGGCTGGAACCCAATCATTGACAGCTGCAGATCCTGAAGTTGCAATAAATCTATCTGGACCAACTCCAAGATTGACCTGTGGACCCCAAACTAAACAAGTTCCAGTACCAGCTAAACCAGCATGAGCAGATGATCCTGCTGGCCAAACAACTAAGTTAAAATTTGAGCCAGCATTATGACTAGTAGTTATAGATGCTCTATACCATCCGTTACCAACATGGGTCACAGTACCTTTAATTAATCCAGAACCTGGAGATGTTGGCTGTAAAATATTAGGAGCATTATCACCATTCCAGACTAGAGTTATCATATCTCTATCAAAACCTGCAGGTACACCTAATGCCAAAGTTGTTATTGCAGCAGTACCACGTTTTAAGTAAATGCTGGCGGTAACCTGAGTTCCGTCTATAGTAAATCCAAAATTATCTGATCGATTAAAATATTGATATATTGAAGTAGCACTAACTGTGGCTGCTGTCATAGTTCCATTCGGTGCTAGAGCATTGTTACTAGTTTTAGTGACAGTACCATCCCAGCTAGCATTAGATAAATCTGTATTAGTAATATAGTTAGAGCCAGCAAAATTTTTACCTAAACCACGAAGACCAGAATTTTCAGTAAACGGTAAGTAGAAACCATTAATACCAAATGTACCAGTATAACGCTTTGGTTGCCAGATATTTGTGTTTGGATCAAAGTATCCAAAATTACTTGGTTCTAATGCTTGTCCGTCAATCACATAGTATTCAGATAACAAACCATCAAAAGATTCACTAGCAGACCAAGAACTATACGCTTCATGGCCAATAGCATGATAAGCAGCTTGGTTAAAGAAAACCATCTGAAAATTTCGTGCTGGTGTTGTATAAGATTCAATAGCAGATCGAACACCATTAACATATACTCTAATTCTATCTGGAGCGATAGCGTTTGTAGTATCAATAATAACAACAATATGATACCACGCAGAAGGATCTCTTAAAACTGCAGCAGTAACTGCACCACCTTCTTGTCCGCTACCACCAGAATTGGTAAACCCTACACCTATTTTATTGTCACCACGTATATTAATACTATCAAACCAACCACTACCAAACCACCCTGCACTAAAGAAATTTTTCTGACTAGAGTCAATCAAACCTCTCTTCAACCAACAAGAAAGTGTAAATGTGGTTCTGCTACCAGCCACGGCATGCGTTTTAGTTAGTTCTGCCAGCGCAGAAGATCTGAATCTTAAAGATCTGCCAATTTCATAGATGCCATCGGCTTCTTGCCACGTCCCTGCAGTCGTTGCATGATACTTATCTTTTAAATCCCATATACCATTATTTGATGTTAGTGATAATGGTACTGGATTACCAGTGATAAAATTTCCTGGATAACTTTTAGACATGGTGTCCTATCTCGTTTTCAAAAACAACTAAAATTTAAGCAATAGTTTCGAATGATGCCACAACTTCTAAGAAACCAGCAGTGCTTGCCTGAACTGATAATGATGCATTTTCTGGAACGTAGATAGAACCAGCTTTATCCAACAACATTAAAGTTGTATTTGCAGGAACAGAAATCTGGAAAGCGATACGATATGGAGTACCACTAGAAGCTGTTGTGAGTGTACCATTAGTTACAGCATTTGCAGCTGAACGATATGATAGAGTAATAGTTGCTGCAGAAACACCATTCACGTTTGATACGAAAATGTTGTTTACTTTTAAAACAGTATTCGATGATGCTGCGTTACTAATAAGAGCATTATCATTAGTGTTAGTCAGTGATTGAAAGGCAATATTACCTTTAATGTCTGCTACGTTTACAATATTTGGAGCTGCCATTTTAATTTATCCTTTTTGTTAAAAATTATCCGCCAAAGACGATCGCCATGGCAATTGCTTTACCTGTGTTAATACCTGCACTTGGTGTCTGCCAAGTAGGTGCACCAGTACCACTTGATGTCAAAACTTGCCCTGATGATCCAGCCAAAGTAAATGCATAAGCACTACCAGTACCATAAGCCACAGCACCAGCAGTAGGTGTTGCTGTTGCGTTTGTACCACCACGAGCAACTGCCAATGTACCACTTGAAATATTACCAGCGTTAAGGGTAGTTAGTGAAGCACCAGATCCGCTAAAAATAGTGGCAGATAGCTGTCCAGTAGATGGATTAAATGATAACTTAGTGCTAGAAACTTTAATTGCGTCGTTTCCAGAAGTCACATCACCCAGTAGCGGATAGTGTGTTGCATTGGTAGTAGTATCATCAGTCAATGCTAGATTTGCAGCATTTGTTGAATTCGTCGCTGCAGTTGCAGTTGCTGCATTACCACCAATAGAAAGACCTGACGCAGTTCCAGTTAAACCAGTTCCAGCACCAGTAAATGAACCAGCAGATAAAACACCAGTAGATGGATTATATGTTAAATCTGTGTCAGTTCTAACATTCTCGTCACCAGTAGCTGAGTCTGTAAAGTTGATAAAATGCGTAGCATTAGTGCTATTTGTCGCAACCAAAGTTACCTGAGTAGCAACAGACGCTGTACCTATCAGATTACCGTTAATGGTTGAGACGTTAATATTACCAGAACCATCTCTACGAACAATAGTGTTATTCGTATTAGCAGTATCTTGATTATAACCGTCCAGAAGATCAGCGTCTAATCCAGAACCTGAGCCGTCTACAGTCAGAAGTTTAGTTAAAACGTCTGATGCGGTATACGCAGAAGTTTCTAATTTGTCATTGTTTAGATTAGTAAAGTTCTGATCCACTTCATTATTAGTGAGTGGACTTCCTTTGACCGATCTTAGGATAATGGTTGCCATTGTTTTTCCTTATTTTCCTCTAAGATTTATTTATAAGTGTTATCAGTAGTTCTTTAATTTCGCTGATGTCACTCTTAATGTTATTTATTTCTTCTGACTGTTTGTCCAGGTCTTTTCGTAACTGCTGTGCTGCATCACGCTTTTTAATGTAATTTTGATACTCAGAGGCATTATTATTTATAATAGCTCCAGATGAGAGGTCTCTCACAAGACCATCTTTATCCTTAACTTTAACAAAACCTTGCATATTAAGCACACGCAATCACACGAAGATCTTTAACCTTAGGAACAGCAGAACTGTTTGTTGACTTCATAACCAGTTTAACCTGAATAGACTCAAATGCAGGAATGTTACCAGTTGAGAAGGTCATATCAGTGAACTGCTCGCTACCCTGCTGTGCGTAAATAATCGGAGCATCTGAATTCAATGGGATCCAATTTACAGTGTTAAATTCAGTGGTCGCTCCAACCGCACCAACCTTATAATAAACTTCCAATGCAGCGTCTGGAGGAATACTTGCAGCAAGACGAATTCTAGCAAACAAAGAAGGATTTGCCAGATTGACTTTCTTAGTCACATACTTGCTATATGAAGTGCTTCCAACTGGAGCAATCTCAGCCACGAAAATCTCACGAAGTTTTATAGTAACACCAGCACCTGCAGATTGAGTGGTTAAAGAGGCATCTAATCTAACTGTAGTTGTAGTTCCATCGTCTGAAACACCTAGAACTAAGAATGTACCATCATTAGCTCCAGAAGTAGATCCAGAAATAGTCAAAAACTTACCAACAGTCACTGTTTGTAAAATCTGTCTAGCTGTTGAATTTGTTGTAGTTATGGCATCTGTAGTTCCATTAAATGCAATACTAGTATTAGCAGACAATAACGTATTATCATCTAGGTTAGCCACGTTCACATTAGTTTCAGATGGACTATTTACTTTATTGTGAATAGCAACAAGACTGGTTCTTTGAGTGTCTAAGATTGGAGATAATGAGTCATTTGTAGTTTGCATAGTAACATTAAATGTCACTGACTTATTACCACCTAAACTATTATTTTCATTAACTTCAGAAGCGACCATTCTTGGTGAGAAGAATACATTGTTTTCATTCGCCAACACATCAGTAAATGTAGAATCCAATGCATATGCGGTTTGTGTAGTACTATCAACAGATCTACCAGAAGCAGTTTTAATTCCAAAAGTGGTCATAGTCTCAGAGAAAGTCTGAACCTGAACTAATGGCTGAACTTCATCATACTGAATATTACGAGTGGCACGAATTGTAGTTCCGCCAGCATAACCAGTAATAGTAGCTGCAGTTGCAACAGTAATACAATAAGAATCTAAATCAACGTCACTAATAATATGAGTTGTATAAAATTCTGTTGTTGGGATTCCATTAATAGGTGCTGTGTGTTTAAATGCAGCACCAGTACCTGCTACCGCACCATTGGCAGCTAGAGTTAAGGAAGTATTGCTTGCTATTGAAGCAACTTTACCAACAAATGTACCAGCAGTATTGTAAATGATAGAGCCAACACTTAATTGAGTTGTAAATGAAGTTCCAACACCAGTAACAGCAGTACTAGAAGTAGAAACGCTAATAGTTCCTGTTCCAGCAGCACCAGTTAAACGCTGAGGGTTTGAGTCAGTGATAACAACTCTAGAACCAACAGGCATTCCGTGGTCACGTTGATAAACACGAACCTTAGTCACACCAGTACGAGTTTCGATTGGATCAAAGTCTAGTGTTCTAAATGGTAACACATCGTTTACAAATTCAATATTACCTACAGTTTCTGTCGCAAATTTAGCACGATAGATTGTAAATTTCAAATCTTGAGTTTGATCAGCTGTCCATGTAGAAGCATTCTGTGATTTAAAGAATACACCCATGTAAGGTTGTTCAGAAATTGTGCGTGAAGATCCTGGAATCTGGTCACCAATCTGAGAAATCCAAACTCTGTAATTATTTGAATCTGAAGAAAGAACGATAGCATACTCAGTATTGTTTTGAACATATACTGGACTTGGGAAGTTAAATGTAGTTGGTGTATCGTACTTTGGAACAGCTTCACCATCAACAGTAACTGTTGTTGAAGATAGATTAACTTCAGATGGTTTGATAGAAACTTTAGAGAATGGCAGAACTAATTTTCCTGGATATCCATTAACAACTTCACGGATTTCTAGATTGACTGGAATACTAGAGTCTTTAGATGCAAAGAATACATCAACTTTAGTTAAGAAAGCACCACCCTTTTGTTCAACCAAGAAGGTTTGTGCCAACGGATCCCACCAACCAGTATCTGCAACAATTCTTTCAGACGCTTGTACAATAACACGATTGTCACGAATCTGTTCTTCAACAAGTTCAGCGTTACGAACTGCATTAACAGTTTGTTGACGAGTTTCTAAGATACCTTGAGCACGATAAATTCCACGTCCACGAGAAGTAAATGCTCCATTAGATTGAGTATTATCAATAAGTTTAAACTCACGAGCACCAGTGCGGAAACGTAGAGAATCTGTGTTTGGAATATTAAACAATAAGTTTAAGTCGCCACTAAAGTTAGAAACTAAATTTCCACCAATAGCATTTGTTGTTAAAGATGTAAATGTTCCAGTGGCTCCTGAAAGAGAACCAAGGATTACTTCAGAAGCAGTAAAGGTTCCTCTAATATTAGCAACGAATAAAGAATACACATTAGTATCTGGATTATATTCACGACCAACAACCACAGCTGTAGCGTTAGAAGTTTGTCCAGTGATAATATCTCCACGATTTAAACAAACTTGAGTATCACCATCAATACGACGTGCTGCACCAGTAGATAAACCACCGACATTCGTTGAGTCGTCAAAAACTCCAGTTCCTGGTGTATAAACAATTTTAGAAGCTGGTGTGCAGAAAGCTGATACATCTACATCATCGAAGAACGGATAAAAACGAGTGTTTGGTTTTAATGCTTTAACTTGAACTAGAACATTTCTAGAACGAATGAATGGAATAGCAGCAGTTGAAAGTACACGATCTGCAACTACTTGACGATCAATTTTAGTTATAATTGATGTTCTAACACCAGTTCTTCTTTGCCCAACAAGAGTGGCAGTAGATTCAACTGCAACTTGACGAGCATTGGTGTGTCCACCAGCAACTGCTCCAAATCTATTGTTAAATTCTGCAACACCAATGCGTACATCTCCCTGTCCAGCAGCCCAGTTAGTACCTGTAGTAAATACAGTTCTACCGATGCTGACTGGAGTGCCAGACCACTGAGACTGCCAAGCATTCCAAACTGTGCCTAAGACTCCAGCACGTTCAGCAATATTTTTAATAGTATTAAAGTTACCTTCAACTTCATTAACTAAATCTGGACGACGATCTACTTCAAACCAGTCATCAGTTGCTGGTGTTATAGAAACATTACCCAAGAATGTAAAGATAGCAAAAGGATTGATGTTCTCTAAACGAGAAGCATAATCTTGTTTAATTAATGGTAGATGTTCAAGAACTGGTAATGTGATAACATCACCATATAATTGATAATTGCTCGATGCACGTTGAGAATTAGTTGAGTTTTTCTCAATTAAATTGACGTTTTGCATAGAGTAGAATGGACGAAGTTCACCTTTCTCCATATCAATCGAACACAAATAATCTTCAGATGTAACATCTCCAGTATTGTGTCCTGTGAATCCATCTACAATAAATCCGTTTTTAAATCTTGAATCACCATTAGAGTCAACGATATCTAAAGACTCAGTTTGTTGTTCAAGTAGTGATAGTGAAGTATAGTATTCTAGATTATCAATACGTTTTTCTAACTTGCCAATATCACGCATTGTGTATCGTTTATTGTCATAAGTTTCAATACTTACGCTATTACTTCCAGTACCAAATGTATACGGTTCTAGAGTTAAGTTATAAAGAATCATGCCAAGAGAAGGATCTAACGCATCTCCTGGATTTAAAGAAGGTACACCATCAATAGAAAAGAATTGTCCATTGAAGTCTATTGCAATTTTAGTTTTGCGTGCTAGATGATATGAGTAATCAGCACGAATATCAATACCACGTTTTGGAACTAAGGAAGGTGAAGAACCACCACCAGAGAAATTAGCACCATCATCAGAAATACGTGGACGGAAGTCGATAAAATCTCTTAATGAAACTCCTTGATATAAAGGAATCGCTGAATATGCCACGTTAGCTGGATATGAATTTACAGTAAAGTAATCACCAGTAGAGTGTTCAAAATATTCATAAACTACTTGAATTGCACTTGTAGGTGCAGAGAATGATGACTTTAAAATTAATCGAGCTAGATCATAATGTGTGCTTCTTTGACCAGAATCGAATTCATATCTGTCACCAACATCAAGAGTATAAGAACCAGATGGCGATGCAAAAGTACCAGAATCCATTTTGATACTAATAATTCTATAGGCATCTGCTTTACCCAACAACAACTCAGTTTTAGTCGCTGCAGCTTGGGTGCTAAATGTTACTGTATTAGTAGTTAAAGTTTTAGATTTTTCAGTTAGTGTCGCACCAGTTTTATTAACTGTACCAATAATGATAAAGTTAGTTGATGCGAAAGTGTCTGGTAAAACAAACTGCACAGTAGCACCAGAAACACTAATGCTATTTGGAGCTACAATAGCACCACCTGAAGTAGAATCATTATTAACTAAAATGTAGTTATCAGTTTCTGCTGCAGAAGCAAATACACCACTTGATGTAGTTGCTGTTAGCGTACATGTTCCACCAGAACCACTAGAAGTTGTGCCAGTAAATCTTTCGTATACAGAATATGCAGTATCGTTAGTTCCAAGCGATGTTCTTACAGATTTAATTGCATAATACGGAAATTTATATAATAGTGAATTATTTTCTGGTTCACGAATGTCGGTGCTCAGTCTATCAATAGTAACACCAGTTACGTTGACTGATGCATCAACAGTGATTTGAGTTTGACTGCCGATTGCAGTTACTCTACGAACATTTGTACCGAGACGAACATAATCACCAACGATTAAATCGGTTTGGAATGATGTTCCTGCACCAGTCACTGTAGTAGAAGAAGACGCAGATGCGTTACCCACTAAACGTAGATAGTCTGGTTCAATGTCTGCTGAGAAATTAAGATTTGCGTCTCCGTTGTCAAAGAAAACAGATTTCACATTACGTGATAAAGAACCTGTAAACATAACAACATCAAATAAACCTAGTTTATATACTGCAGAGTTAGATCCAATGGTTCCGTTGTGCCATTCGATAAAACGAACACGTGCTCTACCAATAGCAGTACCAGCAGTTGCACCACGACCAGAAGAACCAGCTATTCGATCGTATAAAGTGACTGTGCCAAATGAATGTACTGGAGGTAAATTATTAACATTGGTTACAAACAAATAGTTTCCAACAGTGGCTGGAATAATAGCATTATCTACTTGAACAAAAGTTCTTGATTTATTAACTGGTACATATTCAGTAGAAATCTTTTCGATTTCATATCCTTGAACATATGCTTTTCCAGGCTCCAAACCAACAGCTAATTTAGCTTCATCACCACCATCTTCTGGAGAATAAATTCCACGATTGTAGAAAGGTTGTTGATTGTATTCCCACTGAACACCAGTAGATCCTGGACCATCAAATGCTGCTCCAGATGTATGTGTTGGTGGAATATTAATTGATGTGCCAGAGTTTTTGGCAACATAGGTAATTGGTGTGCCATTAGAATTAGTTCCATTGGTTACAACATCACCAATTAAATAAACTAAATTTTCATCCCATGCCCCACGATTATTATTTCTGTGTTCACGAATATCGATTGGAAAACTGCGAACGGTATAATCACCAGATTCGTCAGAAGTTCTACGAGCTAAAGTTTTTTCAATCTGTGAATATTCTGTTCGTGTAGTATGACGTTTAATTTGCCCTTGATCCACACGTAGTAATTCTACAAAACCTACATCATCTACAGAATTAATATCCTTTTTAGATAAAATTAAATCAATATAGTAACGATGCGCACCTGGAGCTGCAAAGTTAAAACTATTTTGAGCATTGTCCAAAAGCATCTCATATCCTGGATCTTCTGGAGTAATAAGTTTCTCTTCAACATTCAATCCAATTCTATATGTTGGAGTATTTGAATATTTGTCTAATGTAATTACTTGTGGGTCAACTAAAACGAAATGACCATTCACATAGTAAACACCACGTTCAATAGTAGCAGTAGAACCAGTTCCTGTTGCATCAGATGAAATCGCTTGAACTGTATATGCAGAAAGTAGTGGGTCTTGTGGTGTAATTACTTCATCATCAGCAAATGTTTTAGTTTCGCTATCATCACCAGAGTTTGTATAACGAACATATAAAGTCGCAAAATCTGCACCAGAAGCATTTTCAACTTTAATAACCTGAGCAGTTAGTCCACTTTGACCAACAACAACTAAACCTTCTAATTCATTGATGTAAGTTTCAACGATTGCACCAGCAAATACTGGTTGAATCTTAACATAGTCAACATTACTGTCTATAGAGATTTGTCCAGGGATAACCATAGCACCTTGTTTAAAGATGTGGTCTCCATGCTGTTTGATTTGATTTTGCAGGATTGACTGCATCTGAGTGAGTTCACGTGCCTGAACCGCAAAACTTGGACGGAACAAAATTCTGTAGAATTTATTATTCTCGTCAAAGTCGTCATTATATGGTTCTGTATTAAAATCTATCATTGTTTAACTCTTTATCCTAAAGGTTAGCGTCGTTCTATTTATTCTTTAGAAACGAAGAATCGTTCTTAAAGTAACTGATTGGTCTAATGTTGGGGTGAACCCTTGTCTATTGTCTATAAAGAGCAGGTCACCTGAATATTTATCAATGGTCGGTAGAGTCACTGCACTTGCGGTGAATGTGAAGCTACCTTCATTAACAAAGGTTGTTCCGATTTGAGGGACAAAATTGTCTAATGATTGTAACAATGCAGCAGTTCCTGTATTTGTAACAATTCTAAATCGTTTTGATGATACAGAATCTTCAATTATAGAGTCCGCTGGGAAGAATGTAGTGCTAATAGTTCCTGAAACTACAAAGCACGCAGATCCTGAAATTGATACAGCAGCATTAGTTGAACCATAACGTCTTGGATTCTTTAAAATACCCAATTGACGATAGTCGTTATTTACATCAAAACCTTGATTTTTGTCACCAGAAATATTAGTGTAAAACATTAATGTTCTTGCAAATAAACCATTAATAGCAAACTTACCATGTCCACCATATGGAGTAATTACTGCTCTACCCTTTGCACCATATCCGTTACCAGAAATAGTAACTTTAGCATAACGATAATTTTCACCATATGATACCATTCTAATTTTCTTAACAGCACCATTTTCAATAACAGCAACTGCTTCTGCTCCAGAACCATCTCCTTCAATAGTAACTGTAGCTGCAGCATAACCCCATCCACCAGAAATTACTGGGATAGACATAATACGTCCATCAAGGGTCAACAATTCAATATTGGCTTGAAGTGAGTCAACGTCACCTGGAGAAAGGTTAGCACTAATAGCAGCACCTGTTCCGTTACCTGCTACTGTTAAATTTACGTTAGTATAACCAACACCACCATCGTCAATTTGAACATCAACTAACTGTCCACCATCAAAAATTGGAATTAACTTTGCTTCAGATTTAACAGAAGTAAATACAACTTCTGCACCTTCAGATCCTGTATTACCAACAATAGATGAAGAAGGGATAGAAGAATATCCTGCACCGTATTTTAAAAACCCTAAACCAGTAGCTGGTGAACCAACATATTGGAAAGTAGCAGTACCATTTGTTGCAGTTCCAGTTAAATGCACAGGTGCAGTTAAACCAGTAGTACCAGCAACAGTTACAGTGTATAATCTATTGGAGAAATAATATTGTTCTCCGATATTGACTGCAGTTGAAGCTGTCCAGATGTCTCCAAAGGTAATCGTTGGTGTCGATGTAAAATCATCACCACCATTAGTAACAATAACTTGAATAACACTACCACCTTGGAGTACAGCAACTGCGTGGGCTCCAGAACCTGCTCCACCAGTAATGTTAACTGTAGGTGCAGAAGTATAGCCAGAGCCATTATTAACAATTTGAATCTCACGCAACATAGCGTATAAAGTTACATCTGTAATTTCACCATCTGTGATTTCTAAATCACCAGTGATAGTTGTACCGATGTATGTTAAAGCAGCAGTTCCATTGGCTACCGTATTATAACGATGCACTGGACCAACTGTTGTTGTAATACCAGAAACTGCAACTTCATAAATGTTATTATTGTATGATAGTCTTTGTCCTTGTAAAACAAGAGTATTTGATAACCATGAAGACACGTTTGTAAATGGTGGCTGAACGACCAAAGTAGCTTCAGTATATCCTTCTCCAGCAAAAGCAACAGACCCACCAGTAATATAAATTGGGTCTGCCTCTAAGAATCCGTCACCCTGAACAGTGATAGTTCCTGTAGTGTAACCACTGCCTGCCTGATCAATACGAATACTCTGTAAGTTTCCGTTTGAGTAAAATTGATTCTTTAAAGCAGTAACTACTGGCATAAAGTCATTAGTTAAAAACTTTGTTCTTAATGCAATAGGAATATTGTATATAAATTTCCACATGTAACCATCTGGAAATATTACAGGGTCAACTGTAGTTCCTGTTGGTTTAAATTGTGATAATGCGTTGTTATTATTGTCTAAACATTTGTATACGTTAAACTCATCAGTAACAACATAAAAGCGTGCTTCTTCTAATCTTTGAGCACCAGATGGAGCAACATTGACTACTGCTCTGGCAATAGCACCAGAACCTTGACCACCAGCAATATGCAATGATGGTGCAGAAGTGTAGTTTATACCACGATCTACTAAAATCACATCAGTAACTTTACCATCAAGTATAACTGCCTGAGCAGAAGCACCAGTACCACCACCATCACTTACAACAACGTGTGTAAATTGAACAGTTCCATTTGCAACAGTTCCATCTGTATGAGTCGGTGCAGTAGAAGATGTAGTTCCACCAACTGCAGCAATATAGTATCTAAAACCACCATTACCATTTGTTACTCTGATAAAGGATCCTTCAAGAACTACAGTATTTGCAGTCCATGTAACTGCACCTGCAGAACCTACCCAAACATTTGGTGTAGAAGCATATCCAAGACCACCAGAAATTAAATCATATCCTTGAACTTCTTTACTGTATTGATCATCATACATGTCATAGACTGTATTTAATTGCCAATTGTATCTTGGAATAACGAAAGCAATATCAGTTGGTTTGATTTCCTTAAAGGTAATCATCTCATTTCTAGTTTGTAACTCATAGTTAAAACTATCAATAGGAAATGGTGGAGTCGCTTCATCTTCCCATGAGAGAGTTTTACCTAAGAAATAATAATATCTTGCGGTTCTATTTGTAATCTCGTTGAAAATCCCCTCTGCAATAGAGTTATTCATGTAGGATTTAAGTAGGGAAGAAGGTGCGATTGTCATTTATATTAGCTTACTGTGATAACCCAAGTGATAGCGATAGAGTCGCCTGCAGCTTTGTTTACAACTGGGAAAGTTGTACGATAAAGCATTGTACCACCACTAGAAGAGTTATTAAAAATAGCAGCTTCAGTAATAGCACCAGTGCCAGTACCTGCTGGGAAAGTGGCAGTTGCAGTAACAGCACTTGAAGAAGAAGTAAATGTTGATAGTGCTACACGTCCAGCTTCAGTTCCTAAAGCAGTATCACCCACTGCTGGGGTGGCAGTGCCAGTACCAATAGCCATACCGTTCATAACTGTAGCAGATGTACCGACCATGCGTGATGCGATGTAAACTTTACCTGCTGTAACGACTAAGTTTGGCACGTCTAATGACTGCTTAACTTGACCACTTTCATCACGAACAGTAATGTTTAGTTTACCTGTAATTTTCATTGTTTCTTGTAGATTCATAGAATTCTCCTGTTGATTATCCTGTAAAGGCGGACTCGCCTGTTGTATAGTTGCCAGCGTCATTTGCAAAATATGCATTAGACTCTGGATATGGGTTATCATATGGGTTTAACCAGATCTCTCCACCGCTATCATCTGCTGGAGTAGATATACTGATATATTTATCAATGTCTAATACAGCTTCTTCTGTTGGTTCAAAATCATTTTCTAATGCTTTGCTTACAAATTTTATTTCATTTTCAAGTACAGTTTGACTGCTTGAAAGGAACTTTCCAAAGTCATAAACAGTAGTTTCACTAAATCCTTCAGTATCTGATGTTAGATTTTTACCAAAATCTTTTACATCTTCATCAGTTAGTTCAAAATCGGTTGCTAAAGGTTTGTTTAGAGCTAAAGTAGTTTGGTCTGTTGTGGCAAAAGAAATTTCAATTAACTTACCGATAATAAATTCAATTAATGTATCATCACGAACAAAAACTTCATCTTGGAATGCCAATACAAGAATTTGAACGAGTGATTGTAGATTTAAGTCTAAATGGAACTCGTTTCTAATATCGTATTCACCAAATAAAGCCAAGCCAGATGGGTGAACCAATGTTTTGACAGCAGACTTATATGACTCTAAACGCTCGTCAATCTTAATTAAGTATGAGTATACTTGATAGTAACGACTGTCTTGAATGTAGATATCATCATCTAAGAAACCATCGTTAGTTGAGTAGTATCCTGGATATTTAGTTAAAGCTCCAAGAGCAATTTTAATAATGGCAGGATCAAGTGGGTTGACGATAGCATCTGTTGATTCGTAGTAGAATTCTCTAACAGTTTCGCCAGAGTAAGTACCATCCCATGCTGGTCCGTGTAAGCGAACATATTCTAATTGGGCAGTGCCGTTTGCTGCAGAAACTGGTTCGCCAGCAGTGCCTGTCCCAGCACCAATTCCAGTCGCTGTAAATTTAGTGCCGATTGTATTAGAAGTAGAACCAATTAGCGTAAAGTCAGTATTACCGATACTAGTAATAACATATTCTTCACCAATAGTAAATGAACCAGCATTTACGATTGTGGTCATTTGATGAGTCGGTGGAATATTTGATGTAGTTCCAGCTGCGGTGACTTGGTATAATCTATTTTGGAAGTATAATAAAGTGTTTAATGTAAATGCTTTACTTGGTTCCCAAATAGTTGGAATATCTTGAGTATAGTCTGCTTTGTTAACAAAACCTTGTTCTCTAAAACCAGCAGTGGTTTCAAATATCTCATAGTTACTAAGTTGTCCGACAGTGGCAATCGCATCAGCACCAACTCCAGTAGAATCAACAATAATTACATCTGGAACTGTATCGTAACCAGATCCATTGGTTGCCACTTTAATTTCAGTGATAACACCATCAACAACTGTGACAGCACCAACAGTTGCTGCAGTAGTAAATCCACCACCACTTAATGCAACAGTAGGTGTTGCTGAATATCCAGAACCACCATCAGTGATTTGAATAGAAGTTACTGCATCAGAAACTGTCGTGATATTAATCGCAGTAGTACCAGTTCCTGTTGTTGTTTGTCCTGCTCTTGATAGTAAAGTTGCAGTAAAGTCAGTCTCGTATCCAATACCATACTTAATAAATTCTGCAGCTAGAATACCACCTTCGCTATTAACTGTTTTAACTTTTAAAGTAGATCCAGTTCCATCACCGTTTCTAATCTGATAGAGTTCACCAATTTTAAAGTTTCTACCACGCTGTAGAATTTGTAAGTTGGAAGTTGTAGAAACAATAGTACCATCAAAGATACCTTCGTAACGAATACGATCACCTATGTTTATCTCACCAAAGAAACGACGATCAATATAAAACTCGTAAGTATCTGGAGAAATTTGAACAAAACGATCGATCTCTACTTCAACATCTTGGCGACGATCAATAAGAACACGAACAATTTTAGCTGGTGTTATAACCTCAACAAGTTTACCGATAATTGAATTTGGATCACCAGCATTCACTTTAATAAAAATAGAAACGTCTTGATTCCATCGACCATCAGATGCTCTTAAAAGTTTTTTACCTGGATAGTCAACAGTGATGTCTTTATTAAAAAGAAGTCTGAATAATAATTTAAACGATGCCTCAGATCCTTTGGCAAGGTAACTATCTTTTACTTGAGATAATAAAAACTTTTCATTAACATCAATATTTGGTAGATTAAATGCAAGTTCAGATCTAAAGTGTTCAATAAAAGAATCTAGTGTATTATCAATATCTCTAAGTTTATAAAGATCTGCGTCTTGAGTACCGAGCCACTCATAATATGCTTCTAAAAAAGAAACGAATGTTGGGTAATCCTCCCTGATAAACTCAGGGAGTTGCTTAGAAACTAACGATGATAACTTTGGTTTGTTAATCATTATGAACGACTTGAAGAGAACACATAATTTTTACCAGCACGAGTATCGCCACTGATAGTTTGATCTGGAATTGCTGTGATTGTTAGATAGTCTCTAGCAATTTGTGCAATTTGTGTATACGCTGAAACTACATCATATGATGATGGTTTGATAGTAAGTTCAAAATCAACACCAGCCAATGCAGCAATTATTAAGTTCTTAATATTGATAATACCTGCTGCATAATCAACAGTTCCAATAGTAGGATTTACGATAATCTTTTCAGCAGAAGAACCAATGTAGAATAAACGAATATTACCAACACCATCATCGTCTAGATAATGAACTGTATCGTTGGTGTTTGAGATAAAAAATCCAGTAGATCTAATTGAATCTTGAGGAATACCACTTGTATAAATTGGGTTTACAATGTTTAGTAAATATTGTGCACTAATGTTATATCGTGGATCAATCTGTCTACGAATTAACACTGTTGTATTATTGCTTATGATACCCTTTTCAGTGGCATCAATTAAGCGACTTAACTTAGAATGTCGGAACATACCTTCAAATCTTTGAAGTTCATTATTGTCATAATTAATAATAGTATCACGAACTAGGTTTTCAATTTCACGAGGAGTTCTAGTTGTAGCCCTTGGATCGTAATATACTGCGCAATCAACAGCAATGTTAATAAACTCTGGATCTACAATTTCTGGAATAACTGAGACTACGTTTCTACTTGTTAAAATAGTATTTGTTATCTCAGATTTTTGACTGTTTGTTAATTTAGTAGCAGATCTAGGTTTTACGCAAATAAATGTTTTGCCATAAACAGGTGGATTGTTATCTTCACCACCCCACACACTAACAGAAGATGCTTCTGGAAATTGATTATAAATCAGTGTTTTGTAATCTTCGGTAGTAACTGCTCTGTTTTGAGCAGCATAATTTCTTGGAGCATTAAATTTAATACTATCAATTTCTTCTGGCTCTGCTCCACCAAAAGCAGGGGAAACTGTTGACACAGAAACATTGGCAGAACTATATGGAGGAGATCCATTGTAACTAAAAACTCTTGCTCCATTGGCTGTGTCTAAAGAAGAAACCATGTAGTCAACATTAACAATATTACCATTCTCCAATGCTTGACCAAGAACACCATCGCCAAAAGTTAGTTCATACAAACCATCATCAATCTCTTTAACCCAATAAACTCTAGTAGTTGCACCAGCATCTACTATTGAGGTTGAACGAGTGAATGTATTAAATTCAGAACTTTGAGAATTTTCCTGAACACGAACTGCTAATGTGTCAAGGTCTACGTTTGGGTTTGGAATAATATATCGTGAACCTTGAGAAACAGTAAATCTAAATGAAAGAGGTTCACCTTGTGTAATTTTTACATTTGGTATTGTGTATGAAGTTGCAGGACCAGCTGCAGAAGTGATCGGTTCTAAGTTATAAAACGAAAAGTTTTGTCCATCAATAGTAGCAGTAAATTCACTAAACGCTGGGATAGTAATAACTTGTGGTCCAGCACCAGCAGACGTCACAGTAACATTAACTGTCGCCTCAGCACAGCTAGCAGATCTAGGAGTATAACCCAGCATTTTAGCCAAAGAAACAACACTGCTTCTTTTAATGGCAGAGTCTAAAAATAACTCATTAACTGCTAAGTTATCGTAAAGAGCATTGTAGTGAGTATTATAGGCTAGTACGTCTAAAAGAACAGCAAGACCCGATCCCTCAAAGTCATAATCTTGAAACTCGCTCTGCCCTTTTAAATACTCTTTAAGATTCTGTTTAATTGAATCAAAGTCTAGCTCTGTTATATTAATTTTTTTGCTGGATGCCATTTATCGTGTTCTCTCTAATACTAAGTCCAGAGTTAAAGGTCTTTCTGTATTAACAATCTTAAACTCTATGGTAATGTATACATAGTTTTCGTCTGGGTTAAAATCTACCAAAACATCTATTAGATCTACTCTTGGTTCAAAGTTATTTACTAAGTCAAAAATAGACTTTTTTATAGAAACAGCAAGAATAGGAGATGCTGGCTCAAATAATAAAGAACGAACTTGAGAACCGATTTCACTATGGAATGGTCGTTCATAGTTCGATGTTAAGATAAGACTTTTTAACGACTGTTTAACAGCGTTTTCATCATACCTACGAGTTATGTCCTTAGTTACTGGATGAGCAGTAAAGTTAAGGTCAATATCTGAAAAAATTCTTACGTTGCGTGCCATATTCTTATTTAGGTTATTCTATAAAAGAGTTGGAAGATCCTTCAGCACAAGTATCTCCGCAGGCAATATTATCACCGATTCTTGCAGCGGGATTTCCTTCGATAAAGGTTTTAGAAGCTCCAGAAGAGGGAGATCTCGTGTTACCACCATGAGTGACTAATCCACAGGTATGAGGTTGATGCAGACATGAGTTATTCACAACACCAGCCTTAATACCATTAAAAAATGTCTTAGTCACTGGAGTAGCAATCAGAGCAGTGGGTGCAAAACATCCATGCCCAGTTGACATGTCATTCAGTCGAATTACCGCTGGCATTTGATATTAATTCCTTAAGGTTTAATTGTCCTGGAGTCCAGTTTCGATCTTGGGCTAATATTGTGTATACGGTAGAACCAATAACTTCGTCACCCTCACCTAATGCTTCTGCCAAATATGTAAATGTTCGACTTCGAGTAGGATCAGCTTTAAATGAAATAACTTCAGATAATCCTGCTCTATTGACCTTTTCAAAGACGCTACCCTCAGGTTCACCGAGAGTTGTTATCGTTGTTATACTACCAGATTCATTTCTAGTAGTTAAAGAATCATTAAAAATTCCTTTGTAAAATCCAGAAATAACTCCTGGATTTCCCTCTGTAAATATTACCGTGTTTGGATTAACCTGTTGAGGTGTAATCCTAACATTGTAGTAAATATCTTCTCCTGCTTCAACAGGAGGAATTGCTTCTGGGTCTCCTGCAGCACCTTCTTCATAATACTGAATATTATGAGTAAAAGATTGTAATTCAGCGTGAGTCCCAAGTAACGTCTCTTCTGGAGTCCACGGCATAATTAACTCTTACTTGGTCTAAAGATACCAACAATACCACCACGATTAGCACTCCATCCACCAGCCCAACTAATGGTAACATCACCAGAACTTGGGTTGTTGTCTTTAGATTTACCACCTTGATTACCACCAACGAATGTTAGCTTTCCGTCTCTTGCAGTATAAACAAAGTTTACGTGACTGAAATTCCAAAGGACGATATCTCCAGGCTGTGCGTCTTCGATTGATACCTTTGTGGCATTCCAGCGTTGAGGGTTATTTCCTATTTCTTTGGCAGATGCAGTTTGAACATAACGATAACCGCATTGTTTTAATGTATAGTTAATGAAACCCATACACCATGCAGTTTGATCCGTTGACCAAATTCCAGAAGTTGGGTATCCTAAGTCTGCCCAAATTCGAGTGATGTTAGGATTTGACTTGTTACCACCCATACCTGTTTCTCGCCAATATTGACTTTGAGATGTAAGTTCAAGTTGTTTTTGTAAGAATGCTTGAATATCTCCAGGTGCAGATTCTGACTTAAGACTCTTACCTTGTCCATCATCCTTAGGTGTACCTGCATAGTTTTCTTTAACACCATTATTCGCAGCTTCTGGATTTCTATACGCACCTGGATTTGCAATATATGCGTCAACCAGTGCTTCGTTTTCTTCTGCGATCGCATATTTTAATTCTACTGGTGGTGATGGACGAACTGGTGTCGGTAAGTAACCAAATTGATTTGATCTTGGATTACCTTCTGCTGGAGGAGTTAAACCAGTGGCAGGAATATCTTGTACTTCAGCTGCACCTGCACCATTACCGAAATCTCCACGAGAGTAATCAACTTTCATGGCACCATCAGATTTAATATTCATTGAACCATTGGCAGTAATTTTAGTATTTGCAGTGGCAAGCATATTCATATCCTCACCAGCTTTAACATTTACGCTAGTTCCTGCAGATGTATTATGAGATTCTTCTGCAATCATATTAATGTTTTTAGCTTCAACGGTAAAGTCACCAACTACTTTTGTTTTTAAATCACCACCGACTGCTAGATTGCAATCAAGAGCAACACCGATGTCTGCCTGTCCTTTTAGATTCACTACTGAAGAACCTTCAACTTCAATGTCAGCGTTACCTTGAACTAAAATACTAACTCCATTACCAACAGTTAATAAACAACGACCACCGATATAAATCGATCCGTTTTTATCAACAATTGTATATCCATCACCAACAATTTTATTAACTTGAGTACCATTAGCATCAACGTCTAAAAATGTTCCTTTACGATGATATAAACTAATGTTCTCATGAGTCGGTGTATCATCCATAACAAGTAAATGACCAGACTCAGTTTCATAAACTTTTGAGTATGGATACTTGCCACCGAATGGAGCAATAGGTTGTTCCCATGTTTCGCTATCATTGGCAATAGGAATCTGTTTTGTTCTAGTTGAGTCCTTAAACTCAATAGCAGTTTCTTTAATAACACCACGTGATA